GAGAACCAGGTAAGGGACGGAAAAAAGTTCATGCCGTATCACGAGTTGCAGGCGGCAAAGAGAACCGACCCGCAGGCGGACTCGAAGTATTGGACGCTGACGATCGATGATATCGAGGGGTTGATTGTTGATTTTCATGCGTCCCGAGCACGCCATGAGATCAAAACGGCTGACGATTTGGCTAAGAAAAAGTATGGCGGGAGTGGTGGTTCGTTGCCTTCAGCGGCTCCAAGTGCTGCTACACCAACCCCCGCGCCAGCCAATCCCGAAGGCGGAAAGCCGCGCCCGCCGACATTTACTGGTCAGCCTGACTTGACGACCACTGGAAAACCTGGTGGTGGAGATCAAAAAAGTTTCGGTCAGCAGGCCGCAAGCGTTCTGTTCGGCTGATAGCCTTGTTTTCGATGCCGGAGGAGCATGGTGCTTCTCTGGCATTGGAAACAAATGAGATTCAATAAAATTGGTCGGTTTCTTCTCGCGGGGGTTTTTGCCATTCTCGGTGTCTTTGCGTTTGGCATTACATTCTTTCCCTCCACCACGTTGGCTATTGTCGGAAGTCTTGGCCTTGCCAAGATGTTCGGCGGAACAACGGTAATGGCGATTGTAGCCGGCGGGCGTTTTCAGGAAACGCCGTGTTCGGTTGTAATCGGTAACAACTACGACACTCACGGCACGATTACCCGCGCCTCTGTCGCCCAGCTTACGCCATCACAGCTCGAAGCGTTGTTCAAGCCGAGTGGTTTGTTTGCCGACATGGACCAGTGGCTACGCACCCAGTTCGAAATGAAGGCGTGCGGCACGAAGGTCAACGGCATGTATGAGTGGCTGATGTCCAGCCAGCGCAACATGGGAAGCCTGCTTTCGACTGAAAAGGTTGACCGTGGACCTGGCTTGCTTCGCCCGTTCGTCCTTGGCCGTCAGGATTCGGTGGTTAACTCCGAATACTGGGTAGTTGTTGGTGGTGCCGCCAACAGTGGTTACACCGGCAATGACGGATCTAGTCCTGTCGGAACAGCCACAACCGGTCCGCTGACTACGGCTGATAAGGCTGAAGGTGCGGCATCTGATCGCGTTGTTCGTATCGTAACCCGTTACGGTTTCGATCTTGATCCGAAATTCTTTGCCCCGCGGGATCGCATCCATCTGTTCAACCTGAGCAATGGTCAGACTGCGCACGGCCAATGGAAGGTTCTGGCCTCTGCGGTTTCCGACGACCTGAGCTACATCGACGTGTTGGTGACGTCTGAGAATGCGGGTTCAACCACGCCTTACGATTCGACGCCTACGACCGGCATTGTGATGCCTGGCACAAACAACGTGAACGACTTCGAATCGTTCTGTCAGAACCGGCCCACGTTGGATCCGCGCAAGCGCGTTCCGTTCTGGTATAAGACCGACCGTTGGGGACGCCGGGTGGACAGTGAATACAAGGCTGTGTTCGCGCGCCTGATGGAGTCCAATGAGTTCTTCCGTCAGTTTGGCGACCTGCCTTTGGCTGAACGCAATCGTCAGGATGAAGAGCTGCGCCAACGCCGTTGGATCAACGACTTCTTCTGGTCCAAGAAAATCAGCGCGAACCAGACCATGGCTAATTGGCAGAGCCTGGAGCAGATCACGACTGTTACGGGTTCGACTGTGGATCCGGGTCTTGGTGGCAAACTGGTGGCGTTCCGCGCCAATCCTGTTGGGGTCATGGAACAACTGCGCGCGTGTGGCCGCGTGAAGGATCTCCAGAACAATCCGCTGAACTTCGATGAGTTCCTTGACGAGAACTATCGCATTATGCGCTCACGTAAGAGTCAGGGTCGTATGGTTGACACCCTCGACTGGTTCACGGACAGCGTGTATGCCGCGCAGATGGAAACGGCGTTCATCAACTACCTGAAGCGCGAATACGGCGACATCGTTCGTATTCAGATCGATGAAGGTTCGAATGAACTCGGTTTCTCATGGCGCATCTTCAAGCCGAAGTATCCCGTCGGACTCAAGATCGCGATTGTCACTCACGAATACTTCGACGACATGGTTAACGCGTTCGGCGATGAAAGTCTGCCGACTGTTGGCCGCGTCCTCTGGTGTTTGGACATCGGCAAGCCCGGTGCCAAGGGTGGAACGATCTATCCCGGAACGATTGCCACCAATCGTAAAAACCGGACGCTTGGCGAACTTGAGCAACTGGCTCGAATCGATCCGACCTTCGCTTGCACCATGGAGCACATCACGGAAGAAATTTCGCTGATCAGTGAGACGTGGACTGCGGTTTGTGAATGTCCGTCGAATAGCTGTTCGGTGATTGGAATTGCTCCAGCAGTTCCAACGACAACTGGACGAAGCCTTGCAGGTGGAAATTCATACTTGGACCTTTATTAGTTAGTGTTTAGGGTTGGGTTGTGCAACCCTCTGCCGAATCAAATCGGCAGAGGGTTTTTCTTTTTGCACTACGAAATTCTTTACAAAGTGGAAAAAGTCATTCAATTCATGGCTATGCAAACTCAGAAGATTCGACAGACTGTAAATGGACTTTGGGTAATCAACGGTGACACACATCTTACGAAATGGGTTGAGGAGACGGGAAGACTCGATCACGACAGAACGATAGACAAGCTTCTGGAATTTATTCCGCAGGGAGGAACGGCAATAGACGTTGGAGCCGCGATAGGCGACCACACGATTGCCTACGCAAGGAAGGCTGGACCGAATGGGCGTGTGTTTGCGTTTGAGCCAAATCCGGTGGCATTTCGATGTCTTGCGCTTAACTCATTTGAGTTTCCACAGATCACGCCTTTGAATATTGGGTTATGGAGCCACGCTGCCGAACTCGGGTATTCGACAGATGGCCAGAACTGGGGAGCGAGCAGGGTGAATACCGATGGCAAAGAATCCATTCGCGTTTGCGATCTGGACGGTATTGCGGGGTGTATGAAGCGATTGGACTTCATGAAGATTGATGCCGAGGGAAGCGAGCCGGCGATTCTTTATGGAGCCCGTCGGGCAATACACGAGTTCCGACCTGTGATGTTTATCGAGTTGAACAAGGGGATGCTGAATGCGCGAGGAACGAGCCCGATAGAACTCGTTAAACTCATCGAAGACATGGGATATGCCGTTCAGGACTTCGACCCGCTGTTTGCTGACGACCGATCATTTTCCCGCGATCAAGCTGACATCATCTGCCGTCCACTATGAAAGAAACAAAGCTCGGGATATTCTGTTACGTCCCGCCTACAACGGTTGGTAACTGCCATGCGTTCCTGAAGAACATCCAGCGATTCAAGACCAGGCATCCGATCATTTTTTACGGTTATCACACCGGAATTCCGGGGGCTGTTGAACTCAAGCAGGATCCGGAGTTTCTGAAGAACGATCCGGACAATCGGCTTACGCTCGCAAATGCTGTGTTCTTTACGGGGTTGAAGATCGCGATTGAGCAGGGATTTACTCACATGCTGGCACTCGAAGCCGATTGCCGAGTCGGATGCGATTATTGGGATGACGAGATTTGGAAGGAGTTTCTGAGCAAGAACCCTGATGCCGTCATGGGCGGATCGGCGGTGGTATTTAATCCTGCGGCGTGGTCCCGAGAAGCCGCCGAGCGGTATGAGCAGTTCGTTTTGGAAACGCAGCCCAGGCTTGTTCCGATTTCAGTTGCGGGCAGTGGACGGCTTGCTGAGAAGCAACATTCCTGCGTGTTCACCAATGGCGCTCTGAGCATCTACAACCTGGAATGGATGAAGAAAGCGTTCTGGCATGACATCTCGAACGGCGTCGTTGCGCTGGCTAAACGCAGCAAGGCGTGGGATTACGAAGTTGGAATCAGACTTTGGAACGAGTTTGATTACAGGGCGTATGAGAAGGTGGTATCGATCAATTGCGTTTATTCCGGATATGGCGAATTGATGACGAACGAAATGGAGCGCAGGCAATGGTTAGCTGACAAGAGAGTGGTTGCCGTGCATCAGATCAAAAGCGCGTGGGTTGGGCCTGAGATGGATGACGCTCCGGTTGTGAGTAAGATGCCTTCGGTGGAAATTCTGCTTGTGACGTTCAAACGCGATTACGCACTGACGCGATACGCGCTTTATTCGATCAGGAAATTCGCAACGGGCTTCAAGGCGGTAAAAGTGGTTGTTCCAACTACGGACGAGGAGTTGTTCAAACCTCTTGAGAAGGAATTCGGGGTTGTAATCAAAACCATCACGGAAGCACCCGGCAAAGGCATGTTGGAACATCTGGTTGCAAAATGTTGGGCAGATCGCTTTTGTGAATCAGATTACATTCTGCACATGGATTCCGACTGCATCTTTACCGAGCCCGTTACGCCGTTGGATTATTTCAGAAACGATCTGCCGGTGTTGGTTTGCCGGTTGTATTCCAAGGTTAACGAGCCTGGTCATTCCAGATGGAAACAGGTGACGGAAGACGTTTTGAAGATGAATGTGGATTACGACTACATGGTTCGTCATCCGGCGGTTCATGTTCGAGAGGTTTACGAAAAACTCCGACAACATGTGGTTCGCGTGCAAAAGATGCCGTTCAGAGAATTCGTGGTTAGCGGGAGGAATGAATATCCACAGACGTTCTGTGAATTCGTTTCACTTGGCCAGATTGCACGCATGGAATTCCCGGAGCGTTATCACTTCGAGGACATCTCTGACAGGCCAGAACCGAAGAACAAGATGACGCAGGGCTGGACGCATGGCGGACTGGATAAAGAGATTCAATTCAAGGATGGGTTTGTGGGAACACACCGACAGCATTTTCAGAAGTTACTTGGTATTGACAGCGATCCGTAACCGGAATAACAGTTGTGGCGTCTTCTGAATTGGGTTCCTTCTGACAGGCGGCAGGCGAAAGTCTGCCGCTTTTTTGTTTTACATGCCAAATGCACGGCGTTATGAGTCCGGCATGATCAAGTACTACAAGAAGTACACCCCGCAAACCAAAGTCCGGCTTTCCAATGGCAACGAGATCCAGTTTTCAACCGTAGATGGCATCATTGGATACTTCGCGACAGACTCGGATTACGTTCAAAAGGAATTCGAGCGTTGCATGGCCGAGAACCGTTATGCCATCAGCGAGATTTCCGAGAGGGAGCACGTTGAAGACTATCGCAAAAAAAAAGCGGTATCGACGACATCGCGACAGCTCTTCGGACGCGAGGAACTGGTGGGGCTCAAAATCAAAGGGCACGACCCAATTCAAACCCTCGGAGCAGACCAGGTTGCAAAGCTTGCGGACGTTAGCAGCGTAAGCGCCAAGCCTATCAATATGCCTGTTCCATCCCCGGCTCCGGTTACTGTTGCTGAAGGCGCTGGGACGGTAACTCAACAGACGTTTCAGCCCGTTACAGGCAAGCGCAAAACACGCCAGAACCAAACGCCAACCCAAGCCAGCCTGTGAATCAAGAAATCCTGACAGTGTCGCAGTTGTTGCAATCCGTCCGATTGGATATTTGGCCTTCAGGAGAAGCCGAAAATCTGATCAGCGCGCACAACAACCACTTTCAGGAGGCGATGATTGACATTTGCCGGTGGGTGGAAACCGAAAAGGAGAACAACACCAACGTCGTTGCGTTCTGCAAGACGTACTACAAGAACGGGATGACTGTCATTAAAGGCGTTCGTGGTGTTGTAAAGCGTATCTACACCATTGCGAACGCGAATTGGCGTGATCCGGTGGAATACGTTCAGCGTCCTTGGCCTGAGCCGGAATGGGAGGCGGACAAGTATCTGACGACCATCGCGCCATCGACGACGCCTTTACCTTTGGGATTTTACCCCGCTAGCGCGGACACAGATCGCGCGGGAGACGTCGATAACCCTCGTGCTCGCCGCGGTATCTGGTCTGTTCACGAGGGGAACATTTACATTTCGCCATGGATCAACAGTAATGAGGTTGTTGTTGTTGAATGGTCGGGGAACAAGCTGCAATGGGATGACGGGGACTTGGTTAATCCCGAGATCACGTTTCGGAAGGCTGTGATGCTTTACATGCGATACGCGCATGAACGGGATTACGGCAGCATGGAAAAGGCGTCAGTGTATCTCGTTCGCAGGCCAGGCATGTCAGATACCGGACTGTACGCCGATGCGTTGGCAGACCTGATGTATGACAGCCGTGAGCGAACGCGATTCCGCGAAACCACGCAGGCTCCAGCGAAACGCAGCCGAACAAGCGACGAGTTGAGCGATGACGTTGCTCCCACGACATGATTAAATTCCCGAACATCTCGTATGACAATTGCCCCGTAGCGGCAGATACGGCCATGCTGCTCAAGCCTGGACGTGTTTATGGGTGCGCCGGATCAACAGTGAACTTTGCTGCCTTTCTTGCGGATGACGACGGCGAAGACGCCTCGGGAGCTTCGGGTGCCGTATTTGCCAGCTCGGATACTTCGGTTGTTACGATCAATTCCTCTACGGGCGTGGCTACGTTGGTTGCTGAGGGAGTGGCTGAAATATCCGTTACCGTTGGAGCTTACAAGGCGTTTGCGTTTGTTGAAGTGGCAACCGGCGCAACGTGCTGTGACAGCGTAGCAGTCGGAACAATGTTGCTGATAGACCGTTCGTATTCGATGACGCAACCAATGAATCTGCTGTTTGCGAACAAGTTTGAGGTCGCGCGGTTGATTGGTCGCTCGGTTATTGCGTCCCTGGATGACACCAAAGACCAGTTGGCGATCGAGCAATTCGCTTACAGTCCAGAGATGGTTGTTGGGCTTACTGCGGATACAACGCTGTTGAAGTCTCGACTTGCCGGCGTATTTGCCAACGAAGAGAACCTTCCGGCTGATGGCGGAACCGATATTGCAGCCGCCCTTGAGTTGGCGTATGCAGCGCTTGAATCGTGTTCGCAGGCGGTTGAAAACTCGGATACCGAGACTGTGACAACTCCGGTAGAAACCACGCCTCATAATTTCCACGGATCGGGGGCTCCTTCAGAATCGCTTGGTGTTGCAGGCGACACGTATGTCGATGACGACAACAACGCGTTTTACTGGAAATCGGTCAGTGGATGGCAACCATGAGCTGCGAACGCAAAACAATCATTATCGTTTCGGACGGGAACAATCGCCCTGTGCCGAGCAGTCCGGATTACGCGCGTATGATAGCGCGTGCGAATGCGTTCAAGACTTCGGGTGGAATCATCATCTGTGTTGGCATTCGCGCTGGGGGAGATGGATACAAGGCTTTGCGGGAGCTATGCACCCCAGGCTTTTTCCTGAACGTGTTTGGTGCGGGGACGACCCCGGTTACGACTGCTATCACTCAACTGGCCAAGTTGGCGGGGCTTTACTGTGCGGCGGCATCGCAGAGCATTACCTGGAGTGAAACAAACCCGGATTCTGTGCCTCTTGAGGATAATGAAGGGATGGGCGCATTAGCCCCCGAGGTTCCGGTTGCAGAACAATGCCCAGATCCGTTGATTGTGGGTGATGGAATACCGACCGAAGCGCCGGCAAAACCGAATTGTCCATACATCTACAAGGATCGCGAGACGGGCGGATTGTTTGTATGGGACGTTGAAAGCCAGACATGGATATGAAAAAGATTCTTTCCTTGGTCGTTGCCTGTATCTCGCTATCGGCAAGTGCTGCCAATCCAGACATAAAGGCATTCGACACGAACAACTTTGAAGCTTCGATTGCAAGCATCTCGATAAAGAATGGCGGTATATGGCGCAGCAACCTCAACCAGGAGGTGATTGACTATTTCGTGTCGTCGAATCGTCAAGACACGGTTATTCGTGATGTGCTTCAAGTGTATCCGGTATCGAATGGAACAAACTACTGGCTGGATTTCGGAAGAACCAACGCACAGGGCCAGACCTATATTTACCAAACCATTCTTGCCACAAATAACGTGACATTCATCGGCGCGACGAACTGCACCTACGGCGGCTTGCTTTCCTTGAATGTCGTCGCCAGTGGAGGCAATCGGACGGTGAAGTTCCCGCCGAATCTCCCGCATTTGGATACCAACAATCTGACGCTTGTCGGCGGTGCATATCAACTCACTTTGACGAAAGGGAATCTGCTGCGCGCTTCATTTCAGAGCAACATCACCTTCGAGACGTTATGGTACGCGCCAGAGCAATAATCATTCTTTTGTTCAGTCTGATCACGTGCTTTAGCCAGCCTTTTACATCATCTGATCTCGCGTGGCATCAGAAACGTTTTGCAGTCACTCGAGATCAGTTGTTTTGGCTGAAGGCAGACTTTGGGGTGTATCGAGATTTTGGAACAAATTCCGCCAATGATGGAGATATTGCTTACCAGTGGAATGACGCATCCCCGAGTCAGTATAACGTATCCGCAACGGCATTTGATTCCACGGCACCAATCTTTTTGACCAACATCCTGAATGGATTGCCGGTTGTAAGATTTCGCGGAGCCGCAATGATCAAAAATCCCGCAACATTAAATCAGCCTCAAACGTTTGTCGCAGTTGTCAGGGTAAACAGCGAGAACACCGGGTCTGGAAGTCCTTCCGTTTTTGTTGGCCAACTTGGGTCTATCCATTTCGGACGCAATATCGGAGATGGAAAAGCGATAGTGTGGGGATCATCAATTGCATCTCCGTATATTGAAGGGCCGAGTTTAAACCTTAACCAATGGTACACGGTTTCGTTTGTGATGAATGGAGCAAGTTCGTTCATCCGAATAGATGGTGGCAGTTCGTATTCTGGCGATATTGGAAGTTCGGGATTCAACGTGATTGCTATTGGGGCTGATTCAGCGGGGGGGCCAATGATTGGCGACATTGCGGAAATCATTCGCTACAACCGAGCACTAACGCTATCTGAACTCAGCATGACCGAAGCGTATCTCAAAACCAAATGGGGGCTTTAATTCGATTCCATCGAATTGTCGGATTTTGAATTTCGTTTGCTAACCAAAGGTGAGGGTGCTATCCGTCGCGTCAAGAAAGACGACGCATTATGGCATTCCCTATAGTCCCCAACGATTTCAAGGCAGTCATTCCATCGCCCACAGCCTCCCTGTGCGGCAAGTTCATTGACGTTCTGCTGAAGCTGCCTGTTCTGGTTTACAAGTTCGTGAACTTCATGCTGAACGCCGATGGAACGCTCACGACGGCATTTCAGCAGATGATCACCGATCTGACGGTGCGGCCGGGGGATCTTCTGTTTTCAGCCGCTCCGTTGGATGAATCGGGAAGACTTCTCTGCAACGGTCAGGCAGTATCCAGAACGGATTACGCTGCGTTGTTTGCGAAGGTTGGAACGACTTATGGAGATGGAAATGGAACTTCAACATTCAACGTCCCAGACTATCGCGATAAGTTTCCGATGGGGGCAGGCACTACCGCGCTGGCGGTAACCGGAGGAGCGAACAGCGTCACGCTGACTGAAGCCCAACTTCCAGAGGTTCAGCTTGACGCCTACACTGGATATTCAGATGGATCGTTCGGGAGTGTTCGGGACTGCCTTCAAACGGTTGATAACGGAGCAGCTTATCGAACCTCGAATGATCCAGGCAATCCGTATATCAAGGCGTTTGGCAGTGGTGAAGCTCACGAGAACCGCCCCGCGTTTGTTGCGTGCTACGTTTACGTCAAAACCTAGGATTTATGGCGGATTTAAAAGGCATTCCGGTTTCTCCGTTGACGGGTGTTCTTGACGCCAGATCCTCCCCGGATCTGATGCCGGCAAACAGTCTTAGGATGCGGAAGAATTTCAAGACGACAGATGAGGGAAAGCTTCGCCGCGGAACCGGATGGCAAAAGCTCCTTTCGACTTCGAACTACAACAACACAGATTTTCACGATCAACTTTTGACGTTCACCCCAGGACTGACACGCCAGCCAATTACGAGCCTGTTTGTTGCTACATCGAGCCGTAAGGTTAAGACGCTGTTTGCCTGCACACAGGGGAAAATCGCGTCATTGAATGCCCTGTCTGGAAACTGGAGAATTCTTGGAAGCGGTTACGGCAGTTCTCAGACTGTGAGTGCATCAGGTGTGAGGTTTTCCGTTTCGCAGTTGGGGGATTACGTGATATTCACGAACGACTTTGACAAGCCGATGTATCACCTGATGGAGACGAATCCAGTAGATGCCGAGCCCGAGCTTCAAACCTTTGACGATCTCGACACCATAGGACTTACGCGCGCAAGCCTTACGTGGGTCTGGAAAAACGTTGTGTTTTTCGCAAACGTGGAAATGGACGGCGAACGGATGGCGTATCGTCTGATCTGGTCTGGCTACAATAATCCGACGGCATTTGATCCTGCGGACGTTGAATCTATTACGGGCTCAAAGGATTTGTATCTGAATGAGGAAATCCTTGGTGGCGCTCCAATGGGGAATTCGTTCCTGATCTACACCAATAAAGGAATTTGGGAAATGTCGGTTGCAGGCGGGGAACAGGTCTTCAACTTCAAGCGCATTTACGACGGTGAAAACAATGAGGGGATTGGTGTTCTGAAATATCAAAACACGCTCGTTGCTCTTCAGGATCGCCACGTTTATATGGCTGAAGACGGGATTTATTCATTCAACCCATACTCCGGGGCTCCTGAGCGCGTGGAATGGATGCACAGGGCTTCGAGCCTGATCTACGATAACCTGAATACGTCCTGCACTCCGCACGTGGCTGTCCATCACGGAAACGAGTTGTTTATCTCCGTAGCCACGAACAACGCTGAGGCGGATTGCCCGGACCTGACGCTGTGTTTCAATACGAAGTACAACACGGCGCATTTGATTGATCACGGGTTCACCGCTTTTTGTTCGTTTCAACCGTTTACGGGCCCGACCATTCGCGATTTCATTATTCAGAACGGCATTTGCACACTTGAAGGGATAACGTCAGCCGGATACGGATTTGAAAACGAAGGGCTACCCAGGCCTTTACCTGAATCGACAGGCGACTTTACACCGCAAACCATCTATACGTCATCGCCTTTGGATATTGGCGACGGAACGCTGGTTGAGAATTACGATTCCGTTTCGTCTGATTCAGATTCGTTGTGTGCGCTGTTGGGCGGACTCCAGGAGGATGAGATATGCAATCAGTGCGATGCAAGAACCGTTCTGGTTGGCGCGAGTTCCGCAGATTGGTGCCTGAAGGAGTTTGGGGATTATTTCTTTCGTGAACGCTGCGTCAATACATCGGCAACGGGAACAACAGACAGCAATGGCTATACGAGTTCAGTCGGGAGTTATGTGCTGGACGGATACGACTCGGTTATGGTGTTCCAGCCGATGTATAACCGCGCTGTGAACGATCCTTTGATACAACTCGATGCCTTCCATGTTGGAATGCTGCCGGCGGTTCAGACCGTTCCAAACAAGATTGGACTGCGGATAGGAATTTCGTCAGTGCCGGAAGATCCGAATCAAGCGGATGCGCCGATTGTCTGGCATCAACATTCGTTGAAGGACATGACGAGGACGAGCAATCGAACTCCAGCGGCGCACCTTGCCAGAAATACTATTCCCACGGAACCGTTTCACTGGAACGTCTATCGTGTCGGGCGCGTGCTGTATTCCGAAATCAAGATTACCGGAACGGGTGGAGATGTGACATTGAGCTTTATCCGCGCAGATGTGGCTTCGGTTGAGGCGAACAACTACTGATATGGCTAGTCCGCTTGATAACGAAAAATCTCAGACATCCGGCACTTCAGATTTTCGGGTGAGGGAAATCCCAAAGCTTTCCAAGCTGGTGAAGGAAAGCGGATTTTCAATCGGTCTTGAACGATTCGATTCCGAATTTGAGACATGGAGACAAAACCTTGAGCGCGACATCAACACACGAACACAAGGCACACAAGGCATCGATCTTTCGCAGGGCTGAACCGAAAGACCTTCTGTTCATCGTCATGCTGTTGCGTGACTTTTATGCCACCAAGGAACAGCTTTACGGCATCAAGTTCGATGTGGGGTCATGTGTCGAAACCGTTAACAAGGCAATCCTTCACTCAATCTGCCTGGTTGGCCCTACAAGCTGTGCGTCTGCCTCTATCGAGGCGTTTCCATTCAACTACGACGAACAGGTTGCGTCTGTGCAATGGTGGTACTTCAAACGCCCTCGCGAGATAGCGATATTTGACGCCTTGAAAGACGAGGCGAAGAAGCACGGAGCAACGATTATCAATCCCGCCAGTCATCCTCCGTTGAACTCCATCAGCCGTTTTTACGTTAAGCGGCATATCTATCCGGTAGAGCTTCAGCATCTCGGGTTAATTAAGTGATTGCGTTCATACGTGCTTGGCGTTATGCGTCCGGCATGAGCGGTAATTCAATTTTTGCACGAAAGGGGGTTGAGTAACCATGGGCATGATCGGTGGCATCTTGAGGAGCACTAGCGGCAACGGCGTCAACGTCGTCAGCAAGGTCAAGAACAAGGAGTTGCAGAAGCTCATTGACCAGTCGGTTGCTGATTACTCCGGTTTCTCCAAGGAGAACAACGCTGCCCTTTCGGATTATATTTCCAAGTATCTTGCCGGCGAAGGCGATGCCAAGGCGAGAACGGCTCAGGAGACGGGTGCCGTTGATGAGTTTTACAACGGAACGATGGCCAACAGGCTGTCGGCATTGCGCGCCAATCGCGCCAAGGCCGTCAACGACGCTGCCGACTTTGCGGCTAAACAGGGACTTCGAAGCGTTAATCAATCGCGTGTGGGTGGAGACGGATCAGGATCGAGCTACGAACAACGCCTTGCGATCAGTGCAACGATGGCTCCGCGGGTTCAGGCTGCGGTGGATAACGCGAACCAGGAGCGATCAGACCTTGGATGGATTACTCAGAACGAATTGAACCTCGCTGGACGCCGACAACAGATGGCGAACGCACAGGCTGCTTATGGACTTGTGCCGTCTGAAGCGCGCGCGGCGAACTACCGACAGAATCTTGGAATCCTCGGGAACCTCGGGCAACTGGATCAGCTCAACAAGTTTTACGGTCTGAAACAGCCGTCCAACAAATGGGCGGATATTGCGGATTCGATGGATCAGGGGATTATGAACGCCGCTTCGATTTATTCGTCTGTTGGCGGTGGTGGAGGTGGAATGTCGAAAGGTGGTCCAGTGCGTGGCCCTGGCACCGAAACGTCAGACTCTATTCCCGTTCACCTTTCGGATGGCGAGTTTGTCATGCCTGCGGCTTCGATGAAAATTCCCGGCGTGCGTCCATTGATGGAATACATCCGGCATATCGGATTGGTGGTCAGTGGTCAGCATCATAAAGCTGCGCGCCACATGGCGGATGGTGGAATGGTATGGTCGAATTCAATCAGTAACCCGTTCGATAACGGATTTGATTTCGGAAGTGGGGCGGGCGCATCTGATTCCGTTGGATTCAATCCGACTGGATTCAGTCAGGTGGGCGGTGGCGGCGCAAAGAAGGGTGGCGGCGGTGGTGGTGGAAGCGGGCTATCAGCTCAAGCCATGGCGCTTCAGGCGCGCGTAGATAAGGATTTAGGAATGCCGCAATTTATGGGGCCGACAACCTCTTTTGGCACTGAGATTCAGGACAATGCGGATACCAGTGGTCTTGATCTCAACGGCATTATGAAGCAACTGTTGAGCGACAATCAGCCGCAGCAGCAGGCTCCGAATATCCCGAACGAACGCACGCCGTCTGTGATGCTCAATCCGAACTATCAGCCACCGGAACCGATGAAACGCCAGCAGCCACTGATCGGCACCGATTGGGAATCCATCCTGAACAACTGATATGCCAGCTATCTACGCAAACGACTTTTCCGGTCTGACGGCTGCGAGCCAGAATGCTCAGGCGATGCGCGGTCAGGCGATGCAGTCGGCCATCAACAACATGATTTCCGCATGGCACGCG